CGGGAAGCCGGCCTCCCAGACGATGGAGGTCACGTACTACGGCCGCGGCGGCGGGGCTGACTTCGTCCGGACGTTCGCCGGTGCGACCGTCGAGAGCGGCGAACTCACGATGAACAACGACGACGAACTGACCTGTGCGCTCACGTACTGGGCGCTCGGCGTCTCGACGGGGAGTAGCCCGACGGCCGGTATCAGCGTGGCCGACCGAAACCCGTGGCTGTTCTCGGACGCGAACAGCAAACTCACGCTGTTCGGGACGGACTTCGCGCGCTTCCAGGACTTTACGCTCTCGGTCGAGAACAACCTCCAGGAGGGCCGGTACATCGCACCCGACGCCGACCACCCGAGTGGGGACGCAAAGGACCCCTACGAACTCACCTACGGGAACGCCGACTACGAACTCAGCGCGACCATCACCGTGGACGACGCAAGCCTCTACAACGAACTCCTGTCCCCGACGGTGGGTGGGTTCGACGCCACGATGTCGTTCGCCCGGTCGAACGGTGATACGGTGGACATTACGGCATCCGGCTGCAACATCGGCGACGGCGACCACGCGATTCCGGCCGATAGCGAGAAGGTCGAGGTCGAGACGACGATGACGCCGGAGAGCCTCACCGTCACCGTGACCGACAGTAACTCCAGCCAGGGCTACCTGGCGTGAGTCCGATGGCCGACCAGCTCCACGACACGACGACGCCGACCGCGACCGACCTTCCGGACGCCGCCCTGGCGCGGCTGCCGGACCACCTCAACCCTGCGGACCTCCAGATGGCCGAGGACGCGATGGACGGGACGGTCTCGGGGTCGGACACCTACCGGGAAACCATCGTGGACGAACAAACCGGCGACGTCTACCTACTCACGTTCCAGGACGTCTCGTGGACCGAGAAGAACGACACGTTTAGCAACGCCCTTACGCGGACGGCGGACGGGGAGGGGAAACTGGACTTCGCCCAGTACTACCGGGAGATAGCGATGGCGAAACTCGTCGCGGTCGAGCCGGAACCGGACAACCTGCGGGTCTGGCTCCAGGGCCTCAACTCCCGACTCGGCTCCCAGCTCGAGCGCCACCTCCCGGAGCCGGTCGAAAACCTGGAGGACCAGCGCGAGGAAAACTGAGACAGGCGGTCCGGCGGAGTACGGTCGAGGACCCGGCCGTCCTCCAGCACGTCCCGGCGGCCGTCGAGTTGGTTCTCGTGAAGGACGCCGGCTATACCCTCGACGCCATCCGGGGCTACGAGGAGACGCACACGGCCGTCCACCCACCGCACCCCGTAGCGGTCGCTATGGACCGCTGTGTGGAGCCGCGCGTCCGTCGAGGGGTAGGCATCAGCCTCGCACTCATCCTCCTGTACGCGGTGTACACGGGCGCTGTGGTCGGGGCGGTCCTCGCACTCGCCGGCCTCGTCCTGTGCTACGCCGCGGGAGCCGTGCGGACCGGGCCGCGTGAGGTCACGACGACCGTCCACCGGTCCGGGATGGATGCGGAGGAAGTATTATCTCGCCTCGTCCAGCACGACGAACACGAACGGATGAAGAACGAGGATGCGGAAGCCCAGGCGCGGAAAGCCCGCCGGCAGGAGGACCTGTAATGCCGAGCATAGGGGCGGTCTGGTGGACCGCAGAAATCCGGCAGGCCGAGGCGGCCGCCGGTAAGGCGAACGACCTCCAGGAGGGGCTGGACGAGACGGCGGCCTCGGCCGACCGGGCGAACGACGCGATGAACGACACCTCGAAATCCGCAAAGGTGTCCGGCGACAGCATGGAGCGGTCGCGGGGGAAGGCCGGCCGCCTCAAGGGCGCGATGGGCCTCCTTACGTCCTCGCTGTTCTTCTTCACACCGGTCCAGGCGGCCGCGACGGCCGCGACGAAGGCCTACGCGACCGCCGCGGCCCTCGCGGCCGGGGCGTCGAAGGCCTACGCGCTCTCGGTCGCGGCCCTGTCCTCCGTCCTCACCGCGCCGGTCGTCCTCGCGGCGGCCGTCCTCACGGCCGTCGCAGCGGTCGGACTCCTGGGGAGCGAACTCCTGGGCCTAACGGACGTCACGCCCGTCGCGGAGGCGGAGGCCGCCACGATGAGCGCGGCGTTCGTGGACATGGCGTTCCTCGTCGGCGGGCCGCTGGTCGGCTACCTCAGCGCGGCGTTCTCGGCCCTCACCGGCGACTTCGCGGGCGCCAAGCAGAAGTTCGTGAACACGAGTGTCGAGTGGACCAAGGCCGCCGCGCGGTTTGCGGCCCGCGTTCAAGCCGGACTCAAGGCGTTCGGCGTCTCCATCAAGACCGGCGTCCGGGCGACGATAGCGGCGATAGACTACGCCTGGCGGGCCGGCTGGAACGCCCTCGCCGGCTGGACCGTGGGTATCATCAACGACATCAACCAGTCCATCACGGACGGAATACAGGGCGCCGTAAACGCCGCCGTCGATGCGCTCAACAGCCTCATCGAGAAGGCGAACAGGGTTCCGACGGTCGATATCGGCACGGTCGGGCGGGTCGACATGGCCGCGCCGCAACTGGCGGCCGACGCCGGGCAGGTGGCGAACGAGTCACTCCAGAGCCGGATTCAGGGCGTCCGGGACCGGGGCCGGCAGGAGTTGGCACAAATTAGCGCGACCGGGCAGGCGCAACTCGAGCGATTCTCCGCCGACACCATCGGCGGCGACCGCGCGACCGCCGGCGCGGGCGGCGGCGGTGTCTCGGAGCTAACGCGGCCGAGCCAGGAACCGCAGGTCGAGCGGACGGAGCAGACGGTAAACCAGGACGTGTCCGTCGAAATCGGTGACCAGTCGATGGACCTCTCGAACATGAGCCGCTCGGACCGCCAGGACCTGGCGGACCGCATCGCCGACCAGTTCGGGGACGAAATCGAGGCGCAGGTGACGAAATAGCCCATGACCACGACCGACCTCACACTCGTCAAGAACGACGGGTCGGAGACGTTCACCCTCAAGGCGACCGACGTCAAGTCCACCGTGAGTATGGGTGTCGTGACGAAGGCGCTCCTCGGCGGTGCGGCCTCCCTGTCCGGCGGCGACCCGGTGTTGTCGAAGGAGACGTACGAACTTAACGGCGTCATCAAGGACGTGGACGCCGCCGACTACCCGAACGCGGGGACGTACAGCGACGACGACCTCGGGATGGCCGAGGAGCTGAAACGGGCCGCCAAGGAGTGGCAGCCGACCGTCCAGGACGGCCTGAACGTCATGAATTACGACCAGGGCGCGAACCGCCGGGGCGGCATCGACGGCCTCCTGACCGAGGTCGCTGTCACGGAGGACCGGAGCGCCGACAAGCCGCGCGACTACACGTTCACCATCGAGTGGACGCACTACGACGTCTACACGGGGTAAGACGGTATGGCGAGTTGGACCGTGACCGTCGATGGGACGGCTCTGGATGCGGTCAGTGCGGTCGAGCCGGTGTCGGGCGACGAGGGCCGCCTCGGGACCTGCAAGGTGGAGGCCGGGAACACGGCCGCGAACCGGACCGTCTCCTCGGGCGACGACGCCGTGGTGACGCGGAACGGCGTGACGGAGTTCGACGGAAAGGTTACGAAGGCACCGACGAGCGGAGAGAACAAGGAGCAACTGACGTTCACCATCGCGGACAACCGCGTCGTGTTGCGGTACATCCAGGTCCATCGGCCGTTTTATCAGATGGACACTGGAGAGATTATCCAGCAGGCGGTGCGGAACGAGTCGAAGGTCCGGTCGCCCGAGTTTATCCACCGGGCCAGCGGTATCTCGGACTGGTCGTCGGACACGCCGGAGTTCGAGCTGCTGGACTCGGACGACAAGCGCGTCCAGGAGTATGGAAGTAACGTGGTGTTCGCCGGCTGGACCGGCGGGACGTCCGGCGAGTACACGGTGTCCTACGACGCGGTGCCGGACGACGCCATCCCCGGCGACGGCCAAATCATCCGGCTGACCACCCGGATGCTCGTGAACAACCGGGGCGACCAAATCGCGTGCGAAATCGACCTCCGGGATAACGCCGGGAACAACTACATCTGGACGCCGGAGCGGCTCGACACGAACTTCCGGGAGTACACCTTCACCGCCGAGGACGCCGTCGCCACGGCGACCATCGGGAGTGCGAACGACTCGAACGGGACGCTGGAGTACCGCTTCCGGCTAAAGGGTGCGCTCCCCGAACCCCGCGCGGTCGGGATAGACATGGCGCAGACGCTCCCGTTCGTTACACAACCGCGGGTCCCCGAGGTCACGGTCAACAACGTGCAGAATACGGGGACCGTCATCACGCGGCGGTTCGACGGGGACGTCATGCAGATGCTCGCCACCCTGGGCGAGGAGGACGGCTACGACTCATGGGTGGACGGCAACGACGACCTCCACTACGAGCCGGCCGGCGGCCGGACCGCCGCCGAATCCATCACGGACAGCTCGCCCGTGACGGACTACGAGTTCGACCGGGATTACGACCGCATCGTGAACAAGGTCGTCGTGCAGGGCTCGGGCGATATCCAGGTCACGGCCGCGGACAACGCCTCCATCGACTTCTACGGGATTAGCGAGCGGGAGGAACAGCTCGTGGACCGAGAGATTCAGACGCAGGCGGAGGCGGATACCCGCGCCCGGGAGTTTCTGGCCGAGAACGCCTGGCACGATACGGCGATTATGTTCGAGGTGGCCGATATCAGCTACGCCGACGTGAACATCGGGGAGGCGATGCGGGTGCAGTGGAGTCCGGAGAACGTGGAGGACATCTACAACGTCTCGAAAACGGAGGTCGTGGACCGGTCGTACGTGAAGCTGCACTACACGGGCTATACGGGTGACGCCTGATGGAGGCCGAGGAGAAGCTGGTTTGGCTCGGTATCAAGACGAACGCGGCCAAGACCAACGAGTTAGCCGCGGACACGGACCACCTCAAGGAAACGGTCGGGGACTGGGCCGCCTTCCAGGACCTCGTGCAGAACCAGACGGACTCCTATTCGGCCCTCCAGTCGGAGCTGGAGACCTCCCACGGGTGGAGTAGTGACGACGCCGAGGCGTTTATCGCCCGACTTAAGAACGAGTTTACGACGTACAACGACGTCCAGAGTAGCGTTGGGGGGTACGAGTCGTACGCTGAGCTACAGGCGGCGTTCGACAGTACGACCACGTTTACCGCGGATAGCGAGACGGAGAGCGGACAGCCGGCGGCGGGGATTCGGATTCACGAATCCAGCGGCGTCTCCTACTCGGGTGTGGACGTGCCGGCCGGCACCACGGAGGTGTTCGGGTCCCGGATTGAGTTCAGCGGCCAAGACTCGGTTCGCGGCACCCAGGACCCCGTGACGTATGCGAATTTCTCCAGTGACGACGCCGATAACGTGGTGAATACGGGCCAGTCCATCACGTTCTCGGCGGACGTGACGAACCCGAACGGGTTTCAGGTTGGGACCGAGGCCTCACTGCAGGAGGACGGTACGGTACTGCGGACGACGACCCTGTCGCTGGGTGCGAACGAGACGCGGACGGTGTCGTTCACAGTAACGAAGGACGAGTACGTCTGCCACGACTACGCCATCGGGACCACCGGCACGATGACGGCGTGTTGGAAATCGTCGAACCTCCAGTAATCCATGCCCCGAATCCAGGACCAGGTCGCCG